AGGAGGCGCAAGGCCAGGAGCTGGCAGACCGCCAAAGGCTGACGAAATTAAGCTAATTGAACAAATGGACGCGGTTGCCGTCCCAGCTAAGATATGGGCGGCCCTATTGGATCGCTGCGAGAATGGAGACACCCAGGCAATTAAGACCTGGCTTAATTATCGCTTTGGTATGCCACGCCAGCAAATCGATGTTACTACTTTAGGCGAAAAGGTAACACCACCAATTGAGTGGCTTAAATCCAAGTAATGGAATCAATCAAGTTACTAGACAAATACCAACCTTTATTTTTAGAGGACCCAAAAACGCGTTATTTCCTTATTACTGGCGGCCGTGGATCAGGGAAATCGTGGACTTTGTCGATGTTTCTTTTAAACCTGACTTATGAAGAGGGCCACGTTATTTTATTTACACGTTGGACCTTAACCTCGGCGTTTATTTCGATTATTCCTGAGTTTATCGATAAGATTGAGTTAATGAATAAGGCCGACGATTTCGAAATAACACAGTCCGAAATCATAAACAAGGCGACAGAATCAAAGATTTTATTTCGTGGAATTAAGACCAGCCAAGGCACGGCAACTGCTAACCTTAAATCAATTGCTGGGGTTACTACTTTTATTCTCGACGAATCTGAAGAGTTAATGGATGAGGATGTTTTCGACCGCATCGACCTATCGATTAGGGCAGTAAACAAACCAAACCGCGTTATCCTTGTAATGAATCCATCGTATAAAAGCCATTGGATTTATGGGCGATTTGTAAAGCTCACGCGAGACGACACCAGTTACATACATACGACTTACTTAGACAACGAACAAAATTTAAGCCAGTCATTTATTGACCAGGCAAAGCGCGTTGAGCAAGAAAACCTCCACCGATACGAGCATTTATTTTTAGGCAAATGGCTAGACGATGCCGAGGGATTACTTTGGAATCGGCCGATAATTGAACGCGCAAGGGTAAGCGCAAAACCTGAATTGTCACGCATTGTGGTTGCCATTGATCCAGCAACAACCGCCTCAATGAATAGCGACGAAACTGGTATAATTGTTTGCGGTATGGATGCCAACGGCAAGGGATATGTACTTGAAGATCTTAGCGGTAAATATTCACCAACCGAATGGGCCAGCGTATCATTGCAAGCATTTAAAAATTGGAACGCTGATTGCATTGTTGCAGAAAAAAACCAAGGCGGCGACATGGTCGAAAGCGTTTTGCGGTCGCAAAATACGACCGCAAGAATTAAGCTTGTAACGGCAACAAAGGGCAAGTACGTTAGGGCCGAGCCAATTTATTCGCTTTATGAGCAACACAAAATTTTCCACGTTGGCAGTTTTCCAATACTGGAGAATCAAATGGTTACCTTTGAGCCTGAGAAAGGCAAATCGCCTGACCGCGTCGATGCAATGGTTTGGGGATTTACTGAATTAATGGTAAGTGGCCAAGAATTTTGGCACGTTTAGAATATTGAATCATTTTTTTATTTTATTACCCTATTTTTACAAAAAAAGACAACGGAATGAATTACTTAGATAGAATAAAAACCGCGCTAGGTTTAAACCAAAAAGATTCCACCTATTTAAATGCGGTTTTCCCTTACTTGGGTAATAATGTTATTTGGACCGCACCAACAACGCAAAATTTTATCGAGAAAGGTCTTTATTTAAACTCTGACCTTTACGCCATAATCAACCTAATTATCAACAAGGTAAGCACGGCGCCAATTGTAGTTTATGAGGTTAAGGATCAAAAGGCATTGAAGTACTACAAATCAATGTCGAAATCCTTTGACAACTCAGGCGCCAAGTTCCAGGCTCAACAATACAAAGCCAGGGCATTGGAAGAGGTTAGCATTCCTGAATTAGACCGATTATTTAAAAAGCCAAATGAGTTCCAAACTTGGGACAACCTTTTAAAAGAAATTGCCGCATTCCGTTTAATAACTGGCAACGCTTACATTTACGGCGCTAGACGTGGCGAACAACCAAACGCGCCAATTATTGCTTTGTATTCTTTGCCAGCGCAATTCATGGAAATTATAAGCGGAGGATTAAACCAGCCAATTAAGGAATACAGATTGACGTATAACGGTTACGAGCGAATAAGCGCTAACAACGTTGGACACCTAAAAAACATTAATTTAAGTTACACGGCTGGCACGGCAAACCACCTTTACGGTGCATCACCTTTGCGGTCAGCGGTCCGCGATCTAACCACGTCCAACGATGGCAAACAAGCGCTTTTGTCTATGCTGCAAAACATGGGAGCGCGTGGTATACTTACAGGCGATGGAACGGTAAATATAACACGCGAGCAAGCGCAAGGTCTTAAAGAGGATTACAAATCCAATTACCAGGGCGCCAACCGCGCTGGCGACGTAATTATTACGCCAGCCAAATTGAGTTGGGTACAAATGGGAATGAATGCCGTTGATATGTCAATCATCGACACGCAAAAAGTAATTTTAAGGTCGTTGTGCCGCGTTTACGGCGTCGATGCTAAGTTACTTGGCGACACCGAGGCAAGCACGTTTAACAATACTGAAACGGCTTACAAGGCGCTAATTAATAACGTTGTCCGTCCGTTGCACATTGAAATCCGAGACGTGTTAAACAACTGGCTTTTGGAATCGTACGGTAATAAAAATCTATTCTTGGATTTCGATTACATGGCTTACCCTGAAATGCAAGACGACATGGATAAGCTTGTAAATCAATTGTCGGCGGCTTGGTGGTTAACTCCAAACGAAAAGCGCGCGGCAATGAACTACGGCGAATACGAGAACATTTTGATGGAGCAACCATTTATCCCACAAGGCTTAATGACTTTGGCCGAGTTCCAAGCCTCAGATGTTGACAACATAGACAATATGGGAGACTATGGCCCAGCCAACTAAAAAGGATTTAGCACTTGCAAAGCAATTGGACGCATTGCAAAGGCGTTACGAACGGCGATATGAAAAGCAAATATTTACCGCTCTTAAAAAGCAAATGCAACCGTATTTGGATGCAATTAAACAAGCTGACGGAAATATTAACCGCTTTGACTTAATAACGCCAGCGCCTTTGGCTGATACTTTAGAAAGCCTTTACGTTGTGGCTGGCACGGCATACGCCGAGGCTATGTATAACGCAATCCAACCACCAACAAAAGCAACTAAAGAAGCGTTACGCGCTGGATGGCGTGACTTTATGCGATTGTTTGCAGTTAGAAACTTGCCGCAAACGTTAATAAGCATTAACGAGACCAGCCAAAAGATAATCCGAGCCATTGTACTTGCTGGATTAAACGAGGGTCTTGGAGCCTTAGAAATAGCTACCAACATTCAACAAAGCATTTCTTTAATATTTAGAAACCGTGCCAAATTAATTGCCAGGACTGAGATGGTCATAGCTACCAACAACGCGGCTATGCAATCGGCGGCAACCTCGGATTTTATGTACGAAAAGAAATGGATTCCAGCGACTGACACGCGCACGCGTCCTGACCATGCAGAAATGAGGGCAAAGGATTGGATTCCGTTCGACCAAAACTTTATTGTTGGCGGTAACGATATGCGACAACCAGGCGACGGCTCCCAAGGTGCTGGCGCGGACCAAATATGTAATTGCCGATGCAAGGTTGTTTTTAGAATTATGCGAGACGCCGACGGCTTACCTATGCGTAAATGATTGCCTACGTTATTAACTTAGATAACCGCAAAGACAAATGGCGTGCCTCAATGCAAGAGTTATCGCCGCACTTTAATTTGAAAAGGGTAAGCGCAATTAAACACGAATGGGGGTGGCTTGGATTGTGGCAAACCTTTAAAAAGATTTTTCAAGAATGCGAGGGCGACGTTTTAATTTTTGAAGACGACGCAACTTACCGAGGTTGGGCAACCAGTTTAGAAAATGCAATAAAGGATTTGCCAGCCAACTGGGATATGTTAATGTTGGGTGCCAATATAAAAGATTCAAGACTTGACCGCGTCAGCAAGCAATTAGTTCGCACTTATGGATCGTGGACAACTCATGGGATTTTGTATTCGTATCGCTTTGCAAAGGAAATGGCCCAATTGGATTTGGACATACCAATTGACGAACACTTTAGGACAATAGTCCATCCAAAAGGTAATTCTTATATATGCGTTCCTTTTTTGTGCTATCAACGACCAAGCGAAAGCGACATTGAAGGCGGTTATAAGAATTATACAAGTATCTTTGAAGATAGCGAAGCAAAAGCCTTGCATTTTGTAAATCAATAATTTTATAGGTTTGCATTTTTTTTTAACCTTTTTATTTTTACAAAAAAAGACGCAATGATTTACAAGAATTTAAGCGAGGGGATAATTGAAGACGTCGACGACGTTAAAGGAATCGTAACGGGATATTTTTCCGCGTTTAACAATATTGATTCCGACGGCGACGTTATCGTTTCAGGCGCTTACAAAAAGACAGTTGCCGAAAACGGACCGCAAGGCCGCAATCGAATCATGCACTTGCTCCAGCACAATCCTTTGATGCCATTGGCTAAGCCTATGGAGTTAATGGAGGACGCTAAAGGATTGCGTTTTACCTCTAAGATTACCGAAACCAGTTACGGCAAAGACGTAATAAAGCTTTACAAAGAGGGCGTTTTTAATGAGCATTCCGTAGGGTTTGAAATTGTAAAGAGCGACAATAAAGCTGGTTACCGAGAAATCAGAGAAATTAAACTTTGGGAGGGTTCAACCGTTACCTGGGGAGCCAACGCAAATACGCCGATTGAATCAATGAAAAGCTGGGATAAGCCAAAGACCGAGGACATGATTGCCAAGTTTTGTGGCATTCTTAGAAACGGCAACCTTACCGACGAATCAATGATTCAACTTGAAATTGGATTAAAGCAAATTCAAGAACATTTAAAGGCATTGAACACTAAATCAGTTTTGGCCGTAGAATCCGACGCAAGTCAATTCACCACCGTACAAGACCCGACTTTGTCAATGGCTTTGGAGTTCGAATATATACCTAAATTCAAAAAATTTATTTAAAACAAAATGGACGCAATTAAATCACAATTAGATTCAGTACTTGCGAAATTGGAAGGCAACGAGGCGTTGATTTCCGACGTAAAGGCTATGAAAGAAGCGGGCGAAGAGTTCAGAAAAAACCTTTCTGCCGAAACCGCTAAGTTAAACGAAAAAGCTGACGCCCTACAGGCTCAACTTGACGGCGTAGATGCACGCACCCAGGCTAGCTTTTCCAAGTCTGCCAAAAGTTATTCTTTTTCTAGCGAGCTAGAGAAAGCGTTTAACTCTGACGCATTCGGAAACTACAAAAACGGAAACGCTAACAAAGTAAAGTTGGACCTTGAATTGAAAGGCGCTGACATGACAGTTGGAAACGCTTATACTGGTGAAGTTATCCCAGCGGACCGCGTTCCTGATCTAAAGTTTACTCCAAACAGAAAAGTAAACGTTCGTCAATTGTTGCCAGTTGGACAGACTAGCTCTAACCTTATCCGTTTCGTGCGCGAGTCTGCATACGACAACGCTGCGGTTCCAACTGCACAAGGTTCACCAAAGCCACAATCTGATTTCGATTTGACCGCGGTAGATCGTAGCATCCGTACAATCCCTACTTTTATGAGATTGACAAAAGAGATGTTGGACGATACCCCAGGCTTGATTGCTTACCTTTCTAGCCGTGCGCCAAGCAAATTGTTGAACGTAGAAGATACCCAACTTTTGTACGGAAGCGGAAGCGGTCAAAACTTGAACGGTTTTGCAACCGACGGCTCTGCTTGGACTACTGTTAAATTCGGTACTTTAATCAACAGATTCGACGTTTTGGCTGCTGCGGTTGTTCAAACTACTAAGAACGAATACGCGCCAAATGCAATCATGATTAACCCATCCGACTACCTTAGCCTAGTATCTACTAAGGAAAACGCTGGAGCTTACATTTTGCCTTCTTACGTTACAATGTCAGCTGGTCAAATGTTTATCATGGGCGTTCCTGTTTACGCAATTAATGGCGTTGTTGCTGGCGATTTCTTTGTTGGTGACTTTGCACTTGGTTCCCAATTGTTCGTTCGTCAGGGCGTAACTCTTGAGTTCTTTGAGCAAGATGCTGACAACGTAACCAAGAACTTTGTAACCGTACGCGTTGAGGAGAGAATTGCTTTGGCAGTTTACACGTCTCAATCAATTGTTTACGGAACATTTGCAGCCGCTTTGGCTAACGGTTCCGCGGTATAAGTAAAATAGGTGTTTGTTTATAAAAGGGTCGCCAAATATTGGCGGCCTTTTTTTATTTATCAGTAAATCAATACCTTTAATCGAAATCAAAAATAAAAAAGCATGAATATCGTTTTTTTTGTACACGCGTGGGCGGGCACGCATAACTCGGGCGCCGAGTGGACCGTTCAACATTACGCCAAATATTTTCACGAAAAAGGATGCAGTATTGAAGTGATTTTACCTGAGGGCCAAATTTATCCCGACGGCGAAAAGTTTGCTTTTATAAAGTTTATAACTGGTTACTATTCAAATGACTTTTTTTTAGCCTTACAAAATGCAAGCGTAATATTCACCCATTTAGACAATACAGGCGTTGCAATTAATTGGGCAAGGCAATTTAAAAAACAATTAATTTTTTTAAGCCACAACGATTCCGATTATAGAAACGTCCGTTTTAAGCAACAAAATATTCACGTTGTTTATAACAATAAGGCAAACGAAAAGAACGTACAAAATGGGCCTTACCCAAACGCGTCAATCGTTTGCAAGCCGCCAATTTTTCCCGAGGATGTAAAGTACAACCGAAAGCATGGGCAATACATTACCCTTATAAACTGCAACGAAAACAAAGGCGGTCAAATATTAATTGAACTGGCCAAGCGATTACCAAAGCGCAAATTTCTTGGCGTGCTTGGAAGCTATGGCGAGCAAATCATGGACGACACTTTAAAAAATTTAAAGTATGTCGCGCAAACGCCTGACGTCCATTTAATCTACGGCAAAACAAACATTGTACTTGTTCCCTCATTTTATGAGTCCTATGGGCGCGTTGGTTTAGAGGCGGCAATTAATCGGCTGCCAGTTATTTGTACGCCTACGGACGGATTAAAGGAGTGTCTTGGCGCTGCTGGTCTTTACTTTGATCGTGACGACTTAGACGGCAT